CTGCGGCAGTTAAGTGATGAACTTGGTACGTTACGGTATAATCCCCTTCTTCGGGAGCATAGGCTCTAAAATCACCAGCGGCTACGGAGTACACTTCTGTCCACAAGTTAGATACTGTGTAGGTCGCTTTTTGGAATACCTGTACTGTTCTGTTTTTTATCTGCATATTCTATCTTCTCCTATCTGCGTCCATAGAGAGTATAATAATCTTCCGGCGCTCTCGTACCGCCCTGTAGGTATATCGACCCGTTATATCTTGCTACTTCCTCGACATTGGCCTGCTGTATCATATTGGTATCGCCGCCTGGCTCCCTAAGACCTATGATGTTGTACTGCTGACCGGTAAGCTGGGCGGGCTCGGCAACCTTCGTTGCGTAGAAAATGTCCATCTGCGCTTCGGTCGGGATTAGGTTTATTATGGCAGAGTGCATAATTTTGCCGGTGTAGTATAATAATCCCGTACTGTTATAACCTATGAAAAAGGTCGTCCCTCCCGCTTCGTAGTCACTCATTAAGGTAGTAGCTGTTGGGTCGCAATCCTGCATTTGACGATTAATGTAAAGGGATAAACCAGTCGTGGTATTCCAAAGAACATCTACGAACCAGAATATAGTATTAGCACCGTTAGGCAAGAGAATAGACGAGGAAACCGTCTTAGGGGTGGCAAAATTCCCTTTAGTGTAAACAATTAAAACCCCGTTTGAAATAGTTATTGTGTATCTATCTTTCGTCAACGAGTTCCATTTATCGAAAACACCCATAGCCGATGTCTGCCCGTCTGCTGGCATCTCCATAACAAAATGATGCCAAAGGCCTTTACCGGCGCCTGAATAGGTCGTAGTCATGTCGTCGAGTAAATTTGCTTGTTGGAATAGTTCGTGAGATGGAGCATTAAAAGACGCTCCATAATTAGTATTCATAAACCCAGTAGTATTCGTTGGTCCAGACGCGTATAAATTATAGGACCCTACTTCGTCCGTTCCTAACGCCGCTCCAGCACCAAACCTATGATAAGCCTTTGTGTTCCCTGCGCCAAAGAAGTGGTCAAGTTCTGCAAGGGATAAGTCAGCTCCGGCAAACTGTTGTAATGCAGTACCGGGACTTGCTACGATAGTACGAGACTGGATTAAATACGGGTTTCCGTATAGCGTTTTCCACTCTGAAGTTTCGCCTATTATTGCGATCTTGCCCCTGGTTGTGATCGTGGTGTAAGCATCTATAGTTTCAGCGCCCTCGCCGTCTATAATCACAGAGCCGATTCCGGTATCTATTTTTTCAATCAACAAGACACGTTCAAGGTTGTCGGCAAGGGTTGGTAGCGTTATGGTTCTATCTACCGCCCCCGTTGTAACCTTCAGATAAACGTAATTGTCGTTGTCAAGAACTGTGTAATCAGCCCCGTTGACGTGACAAGTGTTTAACTCCAGCTTAGAGGCGTTATCGAATAGGCGGCGTACTTCCGTGCCGTCTGATAGTTCCGCTTTGCCTTTTGTTTTATGAAAAGCTATAGCTCCAGTACGAGCCGCAGCCTTAGATGTCGTTGTCGGCTCAATCTGAGCGTCTATCAACATGTCTTTAATTAATCCGCCGCCCATTAATTACTTCTCCTTTTACGCTGCGTATGAAGTTACGTTAAACAACAGGCCTATTGCATTTGTAGCCCCGTTAGACCAAGCCCGCATCCATACCCTGCTGTTGCAGGCAATACGCGGACAAGGGAATGCCTTGCTGTACCCGTCCGGCGTATTCAAAGCCGAACAGACATAAAATGAAGTAAGCAATGTTTGGGTTACAGCATGAAATGTTATCTGACCTGCGCTTGCTACTGTTACGGCAGCGCCTCCAACCGTTAAAGACACCTGAAAGGTCAAGGCTGTTGAATTAACAACATAATAAACAGTCTCTACGTTCCATTGAGCAGGTATACCAGCCCCGGAAAGCATTATTTTTGTTCCGTCAGCAAGTCCGTGTGCCGTAACTATAGAGAAGTTACAGGTTCCATCAGCTACAGTTATGTCAACAGGCGCTCCGCCAGATGCTAAAGATATTTGGAATGTCAAAGCTGCTGCGTTTACGACATAGTAAATTATGTCGTTGCTGATGCCTGTAGACCCTGCTATCGTGTCTAAAACTATTCTGGTATCGTTTGCTGGCACTGCTCCGGCAGGGGTTAAAGTGTCTGCTCCGAACTCTGTAGTAGCCGCTGCCGCCGCCCCTCTTTTACCTATGAAATCTCCGGTGTTGAGAAAAAAGCCTATTTGCCCGGCGTCTCTTGATCCGTAAAACAACTCAATAAAAGTATTTACGTTTGCCGTGCCTATGGTTGGAATGTCTACACTTCTTATCCTAAATTTTTTAGTTGCAGATCCAGCTTCCACAACAGTACCGTCATGCACCTGTAGTTCTGTTCCAAAGGCAGCATTGCCGCCTGTTAGGCCAAAGGCTATGACAGAGTTAAGCCCCCATTTTTCAGGAGAAGCCGCGCTGTACCCATAGCACTTATTATCGTTGTCAGCCTCTTTTTCTATAGCGGATATCAGATAACCCAAAGAGTTGGGAACGCCCAATAATCCCAAAGAGACAAACGAATCAATGTTGTTGATATTCTCAGATCCTATACGTCCGCTCATAATTGCCTCCCAAGGTTATAGAACGCTGAATCAACCTGAGCGGCTACACCAGCGCCCAATACACCAGCCATGATCTGAAACTGGACAACCTGAATCAGCCCGGAAGTATCAATCTCAATTAGTACCTTCTGGTTGGCGTCGTCATTGAACTCTATGTACTCGTCCTCTACCTTAACGTCTGAGGCTGATACCGTTCTTATGGGTAGCACATACTCGTCAGCACCAGCTTCCGTATGCTTGGCGAGCGCCCTTATACGCAAATCGGTAGAATCGTTAATGTCTAAATTAAGGAACAACCCTATCGTGCTGAAGTTGTGCCTCTTATCACTTTTTTCATAAATTCTTATCTCACCGCCTAAATCCGCCCATGCGGCCGTAAAATTCTGCGGAGCTGCGACGGATATTAATGTTACCGGCCCATGTATCATAAAAATCCCCCTTAAAAGTTTCGGGGCTGGAACTCTGCCAGCCCCTTTAACTCATAGAACCAACTTACAGAGCGCCTACTTTCCAAGACATTAACTCCATAGTCAGGGCATTACCTGAGCTTCTAAGGAACTGAATAAAAGGAACTACTACTTCCGCAAGGTCGAAGCAGAACCCCTTATTTGTGTTCGGGTAAGTTGTAAATGTCGTTGTATTAACTGCGTACTTCATGGTTACCGCAGAAGCGTAAGGAACACTGATCCCATACTGGGAAGGTAGAGCGTGCGAAGTCGCGTCGTCGTCGTGTTGCAACAGCTTAGTTTTTAGGTCATTTGTCCTTGCTATGCACTCGCTCAAAGTTGTAGGAGCTACCGCAGAGGCCAGCGAATCGTCGCCTGTTTCCTGCGCCGGATGATAAAGCCACAACGCCCCAAGTTCCGAATCACCTTCGTGAGCGTCGTACTGTGTAAGCATATCCGCTACCAAAGCGATCAAAGTAGTAAGGTCTGTTGCGTCTGCCGCTGTTATTACGTTAGTCGCATCTGCTGCTGTAGTATGCTGTGCTGTATTTGCTATATGCTGTGTATAGATAGGCTTTATTGCGTTAGCCAAAGAGATACAGGAAGAAAGGCCAACGGCGTGATCCTGTTCAAGTCTCAACTTAACGTAATTGGTATCTGCCACGTTTGCTGCTGTATCAACATTATCTGTAGCCGCTCCGTTAAGAATTGAAGACCAGATGATATCTCCTGCGTTGACGTTAAAGGCGCACATTTCGTCATAATCGTCGTAAGCTGCCTGATGCGCTTCGGCTTTTCTTACTCCAACTACGCAAGTATCTGTCTCGGATACGTCGCTTATTTTGATTTTTGTCTCAAAATAAAACTTATCAGTACCTATAACATAAGCATGTTTCGCATAATACTGAGCTATACCCTGAGTTATAGCAAAACCTTCGTCATTGGCTGCGTCACCTGCAAAGTTAAGCCCGTTTGTAGTCTGGGCCATATTAAACAGTGTCTGGCCAGCTCCGAGTGCTGTACTCTCGAAACAGTTTCCGCGCTGTGTTCTGAATACGTTTACATTTCCGGTAGCTCCAGCGGAGGCTCCGCCGCCTTTTAACTGCCATGTAAGGTATCCGTAAAAGTTTTCGTCTGTCGTAAGCTGGTCAATGTTCTTGTCTTTTAGGTTTTTAGGCTCATAAAGTTCGTTGCCCAACTCAACCAAAGGAGATCCTAGCCTGTTTAACTGAAATTTTTGAGATTCAGTTATTTTTGTATTTGTTCCTGCCATTTTGTTACCCTCCACGAGTGAAGGGCTACCTTTGGGGTAGCCCTATGCTTTACTTGTTAGTGTTTAGATATCGACCCCGTATATGATTCCGTTGGATTCAGGGCCTCTGCATATCAGGTCGCCCATGAACGCCACGTCTACATAGTAGGAGAGGCCAGTTGTTGCCCTTACTGGATAGTAGTAGATTCCACCGGGGTTATTAGGATCTTCCTGGAACTTGAAGAATCCGTTGGACGCAAGTACCCATGAGTCCCAATTCATCAGAGGGATTATGTCGTCGTCGAGTTCAGGAACTTCAAACAGTGTTACTTTTCCACCGGATCTTGCGCCGAGTGTGACATTATCCCAAGCGTAGGCAGCGGCTTCCGCTTTGCCGGGCTGTGTGAAAAACTGACCCTTGTAATCTTCCAAAGCGATCATTGCGGCAGCGTAATTAGTCGAAGATAACAGATAATCAGTCGCCCTTTTGCCGTTCACAGCTTTGGTTTTCGTACGCATTTCTTTTGCGTTAATTTCAAAAAGCCTCTGGACGATATTCGCCGCTGTTATCTCGTAAGTGGCTCCAGGACCAGCGTTTACGTTCTGAGCCTGAAGGAATGGATAGGCTGTTTTTGTTTGTCCGTATAAAGTAGCGCTTCCGCCATTTAGCAAGGACAAGAGAGAGCTTCTGACAGTCGTAAACTGGTTCTGGAGTGCTCCAGTAGCTGTATTTACAAGTCCGTCATAGTAGAACCTGTCGCCAACAAGCAGGGCGGCAGTCAATGGGCCTGCTACCGTCAAGTCAAATACAACAGTTCCGGCTCTGTCTGTGGTCAGCGTGATCGAGCCAGTATTTTTATTGATTGCCTGAATGTAGCCAGCTGTACAAGAAGGCGTAGCTGCTTCTCTTATAAGGATTTTTTGCTTTATCTGCACCTTCTCGATATGATCTATTTCGCATATACCGCCAGCAGCGTTGGAAAGCCCGGTGACAGTACAGAAATGAGGCCCTGACATAAGAATGTCAGAGAACATCATTTTGAAGTTATCAAGGAACGCCGGAACCTGTTTCTTTATAGATCCAAGGAAAGAAACCTCTCTCTTTTTGCCTTCGTGCTGCATAAAGTCTTTGGAATTGAAGAACAGAGTTCCCCATACTTCGGGCTGTGTCGTTACAACGCCTCTGACATCTGTATCTTCCGATACGTCGCCAGCAGCCGTTAGAGATCCGAAGCATATAGAACTTGCCTGTCCGCCCATGAAAGGCACTACGTAGCCCTGCGTACCGTTTGCGGATACCCAAGAGTTATCTTTATCGACCTTGGTCAGCATGAACATTCTGTCGGGTAATTCCGACCTCAATATATCTGTATTCAGATAGTCATTGAGCATTGTCTGAAACGATCTTGATGTAGCCATTTTGTATCTCCTTATTTGTTATCAGGAGACGTCAGCTCTCTAATTCCTTCTGTATCTTGCTTATATCCGCAAGAGACTTAGGCTTACTCATGCGTCCAGAACTGCCAGAACTGCGAGCGTTAGGAATATGGGCGGCTTTTTTAACCTCTTTGGCAGACGCAGGGGCTAACCCGCTAACCAGCTTGCTGTATTTTTCGTGCACAGCCTTAACCAGTTCGTTAGGCGGCGTAACCTTGCCGTAGCCTGTTTTGGGGTCTTTAGAGGCATGAAAAAGTTCGTTACCATATTTTAGAACTTCGTTTTTAAATGCATCCTTACCGATTTTAGAATCGACAAGTTCTGCTATTTTTTTGATTTCAGGATTAGAAAGTTCAAGGTCAAGTTGGCTAAGTAAAGCCGCGCCTTTGTCTTCCTCTGCCTGCTTCCTTAACGCTATAGCTCTTTGCTTTTCTGTCTGGGCGTCGGACATTAGTTTTGCTGCATCTTCTCTGATTTTTATTTCTTGATCTATTCTCGCGCGCTCTTCTGGGGTAGATCTCTGATAGGCAAGTTCATTCATGGCAGCTTGTAGAAGTTCGTCTGGGTTTACCAAAGAGGCCAACCCTCTGGGGTTGCTCTTTGCCATATCCTTGATAACTTCTTTAAGGTCGTCCTGAGTAAACAGCGTCTTTAAGGCGTCTGATTTCTTGCCTTCGTTAAACATACCCATAACAGGGGCAAATACGTCTTTATAAAAAGCCGCTTCCTCTGCCTTGGTTTTCCAGTCGTCACGAGATTTCATTACAGGTTCTAAGCCGTATGCCTTGGCATGAAGCGCCCTTATTTTTTCCTCTGTCACTTTGTCTTTGAGCAAAGGATCAAATTCAGGTTCAAATTCATACTCCTGATCATGCACCTTGAACTTTTTGTTAGGTACATACACAGGGGCTTCGACTTCTTTTGCTTCAACGGGTTCAGGCGTTTCAACTGCCGGGACTTCCGCGTTGTCTGCGGGTTCCTCTGCGGCCTCATGCGCTTCTGGCGCTTCGACTGCTGGAATTTCGGCGGCTGCTTCTGTTTCCGCTTCAGCGGTTAATTGCGCGATCTTCTCGTCTAACAAAGACTTGTTTTCTTTGTTTTCACTCATTAAAATTGTCCTCCATTAACGACAGAAAGGCTTTGTCTGCCTCCGCCGTTACCGAGCATATCTATTTGCTCTTGGGTTCCGGTTGTCTCCGCAACCTCGAGCTTTGCTCCTTGTTCACCTAAGCGTTTTAGGAACCAGTCAAATGCGACCTGATCCACACTCGCTCGTTTTGTTTTTCCTGGATTTTCTGGGTCTGGTAGCCATGCATCCACACGGATCTGTGGACCACCTGTTGGGATAATTCCCATATTCGCGTTTTTAAGCTCTTCCATTTGCTGATTGATGAGCTGGTTGCGCTCTTCGTACTGGCGCATATAGTTTTCTTCGACTTGTGGATTTTTAGACTTGATATAATCAAAGTCCGGCTGTCTCATGCGGCGGACAAGTTCTTTGACTATGGTTTCGTTGTTATCGTATTTGGATATCATTGGCATTTCGCCACGATCCAAAGCGAGATTGATATTTTTAGTTTCTTCAAGTCCTACAGTCATGTGGCCCGCAAGAGCTTTGCCATCTATAAACGGCATGTTTTGGATAAGTACACCAGTGGTCCGTTCGTCTAAATTCTTCCCGGCGTACTGCAAAACTTGGGTAAGCGTTAAGTAACGGCCCATCAAATCTTCTGCGTCTTCCGAAGACGGGACCACTTTCACGTCATAACAAAGACGGGACGTATTCTTAAATTCTTCAATATTGATTGCCTCAGAACTACCTACTGAGCGGACAATCTTATCGTCAGGGTAATAAGCACGGGCCAAGCGTAAGACAATTTGCGTCCATTCAACCAAAAATCGTTCTATCTTGTCAGAGTAGTAACGAAATTTTTTCTTGTTCTTCATTGAGAAGTAAAGGCGTGTTTGTAAGTCAGTACCTTCGGGTATTTCCTGTTGCTCTTCTGAGAGGCCCATTATGTTCCAAAAGGCCGCTATTTTTTTGTCTACATAAGGCATATACTGTTCGCCGGACCTGCCTTGAATAACCTGATACTGCATGGCGTTACTTACTTTTATTTGGCGTATTCCGTTAAGCTTTTCACCCTCGGTAACTCCTGTGGTCCCAGAGGTATATATTTTGTCGTCACCAAGTGTAATTTGTGTCTCTGCGATCTTAGAGCCAGCCCTGTTGATTTCCGCCTGCATGGGGCGACCTTGTTTAATAGGGGAAAAGCCGCGCGCGCATCCTTCGAACTCATCACACAGGGCATATATAATGGGGAAAACGGGCTTGTCGTCTCCGTCTGTTTGTAGTTCGCCTTCCCAGAGAATAGCCGTGCTTACTGTTATATAAAAATAGCCTTTAGGGTAAAGAGAAGACGGCCTGTAAAAATATTCCTTGGTTAGCGTCTGGTCGTCTGGAAATCCAACAGACCCGTCAAAGGCATTGAATACGGAGTAATTTTCTTTTGCCGCTGATGCTATTGCCGCAAGTTTCGAACTCTTTTCATCCTCGGTAAAGTTCGGATCGTCTTCAACCATTTTTTCAAGTTCTTCGGTAAGAACCATTTTCTTAATACCGACAAATGGAGAAGCATCTATGCTTAAAGCACCCTTTGCTATGAAAGCGTCATATCCGGGGAATATGTCAGCAACCCAACCGCCAGTAAAAATTGGCTTATTGGGATCGCCCTGAGGTTGTCCGTCTGCTCCTGTAACTTGCTGCCCAAACTCGTCTAAAAGTGGCTCGTAACCTTTAATATCCCCTGCGTACGGGTCATACAGGAGCTTTGCCCAACACTCGCCTATAGAAAATAAATTTTCTACGCTGTGCCGTACCTGTTTACCAAAATTTATTTCGTATTTATAGTCGTCCCAAGTGGAGCGGTTAAGCTCGGCCTGTTTGGTGTCGTGGATTGATTTTGTGTCTTTGGGCAGTACGGTAGTACCCGGAGTAAAAGAAAGGGTGTTGTTGACGTAAATTTTATGAGCTTTGTTAATATAATTTTCAGTCAACCGGAGCTTGGATTGTTCGTTAAGAACCTTATTGCCGCGTACTTTTTCAAAATATTTAGAGTTGAGTTTTGAGTAATGAGATCCCGACACAAGAAGAATATTGGTCTTCATCTCGTCAAAGATGGTCTGATGAGCCTCTACGGAATCCCGATACTTACGCTCTAACTCTGTCACCGTCAGGTTTGGCAAGTTCTACATCCCCTCGTTCAAGCTTTTCGAGGTACGCAGTAGGATCATCCAGTATGGTCATATCCTGGTTTAATCCCCTGTCTTCGTCCTCTAGGGTGTAATCGGTCTGGGGTAAATCTGTAGCGGTCTGGGGTATTGTAGAAGAAATGGGTTTCTTATTTTCCTTGATATGGGATTTCGTCTCGGCTGGCGGTGATGAGAACCTTATGAGTAACTCACCACAAGCCAGCTCCGATACCCCATATCTTTTACACTTTTTAATTATAGCCAAAAGCTCTAGCTTTGTCCATGACATTTTGTCATGGTGTGTTTTTTTAGACACGGTATTTTTTTTAATACAAACTATTTGCTTCTTCGATTTCGGCATCTATGGCCTCCCTTACTTCTTCTTGATGGTTTCTATAAAAATCAAGTCGCTTTTCAACGTCTGATTTTTCTTTAATTTTCGTTACATTAATTGCTGACTTGTTGTCTATATCTGAAAAATCCCACGGTATTTTAGCGACTTGGTAGCGCAGGCTGTCGATCATATCGTCTACAGCTCTATGCTTAGGAGTACCTACCCGGTAAGATAAAAGTTCGTTTACTAATGGCTGGAGTTCCGGAAGGTCAAATATTTCAAGCTTGAGGTTTTTAAACAGGGTGTTGACGGTTCCTATACCAAACTCACGACTGCCGGAAGACTTATCGGCTTTCATGGCTGGCAGTCCGGCATCAAGTGCCATAGGGCCAAAGTCTACGGCTGAGAAGTCATAGAACATACCAGAGACCACAAGGCCCTTGGTCATTTCCTTATACTTATCTATAACGTCGCCATGTTGGATATTAGGGGCATTACCAAGCCAGCCGCGGAATACTATGCCCTTTTTAAAGTCGTGCTTAACTGCCAGTAAGGTAATAGCTGACGGGTGATTTTTACCGCCGGATCCTAAGTCAATGCCTGCATAGATAAAGTAATCCTTGCCTATGTCATAAGGCTTAACTACGTTTTTACCGGGTTCAAAGGCCTCAAATACCCTGCCCTCTGCAAGTATAAACCGGGCATAAATGCGCCTTAGTTTCTCCGATTCCGTACCGCATTTATTCTCTTCTTTAATTATCCTTTCAGGTGTCCACGGGCTAGGACTGCCGTCTGCATAGGTCACGCAATCCCATAGGGTTGTTTGCTGTTTGAATGCCCCTTTAAATCGTTCTTTAGGCCCCTTCTCTTCTACGGCACACCGCCACTCTTCTTGTGCCTCTGTAGCGGTAAAGACCATGTTGTAATAACCTTCTATACCTCTTATCCTTGAAATAACTTCGTCGTATAGATAAAAAGGCAGTTCCTCGTCTACGAATACAGCGTAGACAGTATTGCCTTGAAGGTTCATTACTTTTTGTGAATAGAATTTAAAAAGAACTGTTACACCAGAATTGAATTTTAAAGCGTTGATATAGCCGTCTTCATACTCTGCTTTCCAGCCGTAGACAGGATCGTCTTTATACTTTCCCTTAGGCAGATACTTTGACCACTTGGTCTCGAACTCAATCGTGGCAAGCTCTCTGCTTGGGTATAAATACCAGAACAAATTAGGGTTACCATAGATATGGGTTTTCCAGAGCTTAGGCCATAGTTTTGTATCTGTAGCCCACTTGATACATTTGATAATATTACAGCTGCTTTTTCCTAATTGGTTAGCTGCGGTTAAGAGGTTCATATCGTTGATAGATTCAATAAAATCTACCTGGAATTTATAGAGCTTATGCGGTGGATATAAGTGAGGAAGTCCAGCCCGGATCTCTTTTTCCTTTTCGAGTAGTGCCAGCTTTTCCTTTTTAAGTTTTAAAATATCTGCTGTCATTTGGTTTCCGTAAATTCGGCAGGGATAGCAGCTTGCTCTGCTTTACCTAAAGCTGTCTCAATCTCTTGTATTCGCTTTTCGATATCGTTTAAGGTTTCCGGGGCTGTGGATTGGTCGTTGGTAATATTAACATTTACTTGTTTTTGTTCTGCTATTCTTTGGATAGGAGTACCACGTAAGCGGTCTTCCATTTGTTTGATAACTAAGATTTTAAGTCTGGCTAAGGTAGTATCGAACTTTGTTACCGTATCTAATAGGTTGCCCTCTTTGCTGAATATCTTTTCTTTATAGTGTAGCGGCTCCTCTAGTATCTCAGTAATAACCTTGCTTGCTGATCTAACCAGTAAGGCATTAAGCCGTGCCTCATACCTCATGATGGGCTTCATAATATAGGCCATTTTCATGGGATCTTTCATGGCCCATTGCAAAGCTGATTCCGTGCAAATGCCGTCCGTGGTATTGACCATAGACATTTTACGGTCTTGAGCAAGAGCTGCCCAATACTCCATCCAAAACGCTTCCCGGAGATTAATCAGCACGTCGTCCGGCTGGAGTTCGTATTCAAGGTCTTCTACGGTCATGGCTTTAATATTGTCAGGTATGGCAATGACGCGCTTTGCCGTGGTTTCGTTAAGACGTTTTAAGAGATCGTCTTTTTCAATTTCGGTGAGTTTATCGCAGTCACCGGAATCCATAACAAGGTCTTTAATGGCTGGTTTTGTCTTATCAAATAGGTTCTTAGGCTTGCGAATTACCAATGAAGTACCCCACAAAGTGAATCAAATTTGTGCAAAAAATGGGGTATTACTGGTCACTTTCAACTCATTTTATTACATAATAAGTTAAAAAACAACTTGTTTTTGTGACAAAATGTCGTTATTATATTTGTAGTAAGTATAAGGGGAGGAAACAGTTTATTCCACTTTTTGACATATTTTGTGGTAACTGCAAGAAGCAATTCAATGACGTTCTATCTCCTATTACTATTGACCGTCCTGCTTGTCCTGTATGTAAGCAACCGACTACCAAGCTAATAGCCAAGACCTTTCGCTTTAACTTCAACTGCTCCATGCCTACAGCTTCGGGCGGTAAGTCATGGGAAGGGAAAGCGGAAGAGAAGAACCCGGAAGACTAAAACCAAAAGGGAGACCAAAATGCTAATTAACTTCGAGAACGTATTGTTTGATTCTAAAGACCTAGCTTATGTTCAAGGTAATAAAGATACCAACAAGATAACTGTCGTTCTTAAAGTATCGTCGGACAAGGTAGTGATCTCCTGTAAAAACGCTAAAGAGATCGAGGAGAAGATCGGGGCTTTAAACAGCATGCTGAATACGAAACAGGAAAAGAAATAATGCACATAGAAATACCAGATTCGTTTGAACTGTTGTGTCATACAATTAACGTCGTGTACCACACCGACTTAATGTATAAAAATAATACTGTGGGCGAAAGTAGATATAGAGAAAACTTAATCCTTTTACAAGCACGCAACGAAGGACACCCATACCCAGAAGAACAAGTACAGCACGCTTTTTATCATGAGTTAATCCACTTTATGCTTTGTTATTCAGGAGCCAAAGAGGCTATTGAACTTAATAAGAACGAAGATGCCGTTGATCTAATAGCTGGATTACTTATGCAGTTTGAAAAGACTAAAACTTTCCCAAACAAAAGATATATGGAGGACTTTCTAAATGAAACTAAGGAAAATTGACGAGTTCATGAGAGTGGTTAGTTCACTGGGCAGCGTATCGGATAGCAAGATTGCCTATGCAGCGGTCAAGAACAGAGAAATGGGCAGTAAGACACTAAGGCAGTTCCAAGTCACGTCTACGCCTGAAATGGACGCTTATTACAAGGCCCTACGCTCTAACGGCGGACAGCTTACACCGGAACTTGAAAAAGACCATGCGGCCGGTATGAAGGCCTTTAAAGACGCTCAGGAGGCATACGAGAAGGCATTAGACGAGCAAGACGTCGTTTTCTTTGTCCACTCCGTAAAAGCTGAGAACGTACCGTTCAACCTAAACCCGTCGCAGATCGAGGCGATCCTATTCATGGTAGACAACGAGCAGGCCTTAATGAATTCATTAGGCATAAGCAAGACACAAAAGTAACCACTATCACCCGCGCGCTGCCTATGGCGTTTACACCTTTCCGCTGTAGGTAGGGCATATAAGAAAAAGAGTTGCGGAAGAAATGGAAGCCGCGCAGCAAGGAGGTTGTTGGTATGATTTTCAAAGTTGGGGATAAGGTTAAATTAGGAGGGATAGAAGGCGAATGCCTCCGTATTAGCGGGCCAGATGTAATTGACGGTAAGATAAACGGAACTGTTAAGGCTCCACTATACGTACATTTTAAAAACGGTGAGTTGGGGTGGTTCACACCAGACGGTAAAACGCATGATGATAAATGGGATACCGACTATTCTCTTACCCTCGTCGAGTGCGGAGAAGGGAACCACGAAATAGACACTGACGAACCGCCACTATGGGGGCATTTCGTTTGTAAAAGGTGTAAAAAGACTTTCTCTATTGGGACGAGAACCAAGGACAAGACCGAACAAGAGGCCGAAAAGAAGCGCACTTATAGCTCTGCCCCAGACACTCGCCTTGTTGCTCCCGAAGAGTTCAAATTACAGCGCAGGCCGTTTAAAGAACAGCTCGTCTACAATGAAGGCGTTAAGGCTATTGTTGACAATGTTCTTTCTCTTATAAAGAAGGGCTATAGTCTCGAAACCACAGAAAGCTCTTTTAAAATACAGCTGGAAGTAATCGAGAGCAGAATAAGCATACTCAAAGAATTAATAGAGACTGAATCGAAAATAAAGGAAACAATAGAAGAACTAGGCAAAGACTGTCTGTTAAAAGTCGAACCTGCTCAGCCCATGAACAACCGCGAGCGTTTAAACCAAATCCTTAACGGCATGAACAACGGAGAAATTGAAAGCATAGTTACTACGCTCAGTGACATCAAGGAACTGAAAGAGCGCCGGAACCAAGTTGATAAGCTTCTGGACGACAGGTTGGCGCTGGAGAACAGGAACAGGGAACTGAGGGGAGAGCCTAAAAAGAAGCTTAACGAAGCTATAGAACTCATCAACGCCGAAATCAAAAAAGAGTACGCCCAATACGAAAGGACAAGAGAAGCCTGCTCTATCGTTGCCGAGTTTCCCACTATTGAAACAATGAAAAAGAGCGCAGATCTTCAAAGCTCTGTCCGCCTTAATTATGCAAAGATAGACGGCCTTGAAACAGCTATAAAAATATTAAAGGGGCTGGAGGCTTCTAATTTAGATGCTAGACCTATATAAAATACTGGGCATCAAAAAAGATGCCTCTAAGGATGAGATAAAGCAGGCATATAGAGACAAAGCCAAGGGGAACCATCCAGACTTAGGGGGAGACCAAAAAGTTATGCAGAACCTTAATCTGGCCTATTCTGTTCTATCTGACGAAACAAAAAGGGCTAAGTACGACCAAGGGGAGGATCCGGAGAAAAACACAAAGGATCCTGTAGTCACCGCAAGGCAAACATTGTCTACCCTTATAATGGAGTGTGTAAGGAACGAAGGGTTTGACCTTGAGCATGATTCACCGCTAGAGCACGCTAAAGATACAGCTGCTAAAACCATAGAGAATAGGAAAAGCATAATCAAAAAGGCAGATGACCACAAAACAAGGATAAGCCAATTCAAGAAAAGGCTCAAAAAAGACCCGACAAACGAAATGATACACACGCTTCTAAGTGCTGCTATCACAGAGCTTGGTTCTATCAAATTACTTGCGGAGTTCGATATTGATGTATATTCAAAAATAATAGAAATGATCGCATCAGGGGATTACACCACTGAAGAAAAACAACAAGAAGAGTATGTTTTTATAGGCCGTACACCCTTTCGTGATTCCTTTTTTCAAGGTATGCAAAGATAGTAATATAAAGGAGGCCATAAGTGAACCAAACCGAACCCCTTAGCCTAATGGAACAGAATTTTGAAATTATGGCTCGACACCGGAAAGAATACGAGGACGCACTTGAAAAACGTGGGTATCCTTGTAAAAACAAGTTAACAATACCGGGTCTTCAGCTTTTACTCATAGCTACAGCCCCACATAATTTAGTATTGGCTCCAATAGAAATAAGGGGCGATATGCTTAAAATGATAGGTTGGGCAGAAGAACAAATAGCGAAGGCTGGTGTTTAAGGCATGAGGTACTTATTAGGTTTAATTTTATTGCCTTGGATAATTATTGGAATAATCGTCCATTTCGCTCATTACGGCATTATGATCGGCATGGCCATTGGCATAGACTTCGGCAAATGGATTTATAGTCAGGAGGATAAATGATAGAAATCACTTTAAAGGAGCGACTAGAAAGAATAGTGGCCGAAATAGCAGCGGCAAGATTTAGGGTCAGAGGTTTGGGTTCCGATACAGGAAATCACATGGACACGATTCTAGGAGAAGCATTAGAGAGGGTCAAAAGAGTCAAAGAACTCGACAAGCTGGAGGCTGAGATTAAAGACTTAACCATAGACGAAGTTAAAGATAAGTTTGATAACCCCGAAGCCCCATGTGGTATGTCTTATAAGTTTCAAAACCAGCCCAAGCCTAATTGCGATCATGACTGGGGCGAATGGAATAAAACAGGAGAATGGAGCGGCGAAAGAAAATGTAAACTTTGTGGCTTAGAGCAAAAAATAAGAAACAAGACAGAAGCTCTATTTGAGTTATGCAAACCTACCAAGCCTAAAATGTATCTGCAAACTTATAGAGCGGGAATGTCTAAATTTCAAGATGCCAACATTTACAAAGTCCACCAGTTTTTATCTGACAGAGATGGCAAAATAGAAATACAAGGGCTGAGGCACATCAAGACGGAGCCGTGGGATGAGTAAAATCTGGAGACAGTTTAATGAGCTACCTAAAATAGGTTCAAAAATATTCCTGCTTGAGAGGCACTGGAAAGACGAGTACCCGATGTCGCACGAGTTAAGAGGGTATGAGGTTTGGCAATGCAACCCTAAAAATGGGAAACTCTATCTAATGTGTAATGACGATAGAGGCGGTGGGAGTGATACCGTTTATTGGCATGAGATAGTAGCCGACGAGTGCTTTCTTTGGTGGTGTTACGCTGACGATATTAAGCACATATTTTCCGACTTGCCAAAGTATGCCAATCAACCATACGTGGATCTTCAAAATGAGTAAGCCAGAGATAAATATCCATACTATAGCTGAAAAAATGCTTACTCAAAACAAGCTATTCAAGGCGAACAACGGGCTTGTTTATGGCGCTTTCCCAGGAACAGGGAAACTTTTCTACATTTCTCCTACGAGCCTAAGCAACTGCCGCTTCCTTGAACACTCTGATAAAACGTGGGAGCAACTAGCAGAAATGGAATTAACTGAGCACTTGCCAGAGCCGTTTAATGATCTATAAGGTTGTATGCTCCAAGTGCAAAGAGATTAGGTTCAGGCACGAAACCAAGCCTTCGCGTAAGTCAGGACAAGTCATATTTGTTTGCGCTAAGAAATGCGAACCTTCACTATGGCCATTACCAATAAGCCTGATTAAGAGAGTTGTGGAGGATTTAAAACGATAAAATGCCAGCATTTACTACCACTTATTAACTCTACTCCCCCCCCATGTGTCAAATATGACACACTTGCGCTATTCTTACATCTGCTCTATACTTTCTCTTACCCCAAATCTTCTGCCTGATAACCTGACACAGGAGACCGTTAAAAATCATCTGTAATAAGCTATTGCGGCTCGTGCTTGATGAACACAGCCAAGAGGCCAGTGAGGTAACCCGCTCCCGTAAAGATGCGGGTACTGCCCCTAAAAGAGGCAGCGGAAGGCTCCCGGGAACACTCTCATAACGTGAATAGCAGACGCGGAGAGTATATCAGACATACAAGGGGCGAAACTCAAACTAAGTAGCCCCCTAGGTCCTTACTTAAACCTACTCTCAATCGAGAATAGGTATAGCGTAAGCCTTGCCCTTAAACAGCCTCTAAGAATTAAAGTCACCCCTCTATCGTATTTTATGTTTTAATTTTTTATTTTATTTTTTTAAATTTAATGCTACTGGTATTATGAATATAAATATAATATGACCCCTACCCCCCTACCATTACCCTGCACAAGAAACCACGCTCGATCACCTGGGCTAACTATCACCAATTGTTAATGTCGCATAAGTATCATTATGTAAAGTAGAGTTTATAAATCGCAGATAAATACTTGTAATAACTCAACGTAAACAACGCAACAAAATGAAAAATGGCACTACGAGAATGGCAAAGGGCGTCGTCAATTTTGTTTATAAGTGACTTGTTACTTGATTATTATAGACGCTGTTACTTATTATAGCGACGAGATACAACGATACAGCGAGAAGGTCGACCAAGCTCCACGTCGAAGCGTGAGAATATACCCCTCTATCTCTACCCTACCTACTGCTTAATAAATATACAGATTGCACAATAAATGTGCGGTTAGTATAAAGTAAGTGCAAGTTGGTTACTAAGCGCATATAATTGTTGCATGATGAGAGGAAAACGTGGGCGTAAGGGCAATAAAAGAATCCAGGTATCAGTGCCGTTGAGCCCCGAGCACATAGCGGCGCTTGATAGCTCTAGCCTTGGCCGTAGCGCAGCGATAAGGCGGGCGATAGAGCGGTACTACGGTATCAAACATATATCATACAAGAGACAGGGTAACTACACCAAGGGCAAGCGTGGGCCTGTTAAGGAGGATAAGGGCTTACTTATTGGCATGGGTGATATAATAGCGCCTGATATTAAGGCTGCTGAGATAGAGGATGATGAGCCTCGGATTAAGATCGTATATAAGTAGATAGGCTTGTGTTGCGCCGGATTAGTGTGTGGCCTGTATATATATGAGGCGGCGCAAAAAAAAGAGTATAAGAGCAAAATAAATAATAAATATATTGTAACAGTCTCGATAAAAATAATTAAAATAAATATGCAGCGACGGTAACACATATTAACAGCGTCGATAAGGAATATTTGACAACGTGGTTATGTTGTGGTAGAATGTATGTATAAGGTCGAGGTTAAGATGGAGGAGATTAAAATGGAATTAAAAATTAAATTAACAAACCCTACTTATCGCGGGCAGGAGGCTACTGCAAAAATAATCTCAGTAAGCGGGACATCAAAAAGGAATTGGGGCAGGATGGTATACCGCTCTGGAGAGTTTTGTTTGAGGGGAGAAAATATTGGCTGGAACTTGATAAGGGGTGAATACAGGACACTGGCTGGATTGATCAAAGCAGCAAAAAAGATAGACAATAAGGTATGTTATAAAGCGGAA